GGTCTGCATCCGAAAACCAGAAAGAACCCTCGCGGGAATAGCGGGTTATCGGGATCTGGAAATACTCGTCATAGGCGACGGCCATCGTCCTGAGCCAGTCGCTCGGACTTTCAAAGGCAAAGATGTAGCCAAAGGACGGAGTAATGCTCGGACTTGAATCGAGCTGCACCGTTCGTTGAGCGAAATTCCACTGGCCCATCTGCAACACCCGGTTAATCAGGTCGTTGTCGAAGATGTCATCCAGCTTGAATCGAGGCTGGCGATTCTCAGTGAGTGATGCGAGCTTGCGATCGCCAAGGATGGTCAGCGCACCGTTGTAGAGAGAGAGCTTGTCAGTCATCGTTTACTCCAGGCCTGCGCATCCCTGCGCAAATGTTCAATCCTTGATCGGCTATCTTAGAACGGCAGCTTCGTGATTCTGCGCGTAACGCCGGGCAAGGGCTTCGGTCTCAAAACCGTCCTTGAGAGGCTTGCTCTCACGGATAACGCCCCACTTGTGGTGGCTACCAAGGAACTTGATCTCGTAGATCGAAGGCAAAACAATCGCCTGCTCCAGTGGGGCCATCTCAAAGAGCGACTCTTTGACCACATGAGCGTAAAGACGGCCAGCACCAACTACGTGCAGGACCAGCTTCCACGCCATGTTATCGGGCATACAGACAATTTCGTCGCCGGGGCGAAACCTAATGGCAACGTGACGCCAAAAGCTCTCGTCTAAGCAATCCTCGGGTGTGACACCCATCGGCACATCGGCACGCCAGCGGTTTGATTTCTCGACCTCGAGGCCTATACGGCCCTCGTTGATCGGCTTCGCGGTGCTGCCCTCAGGCTGTTCCTCAACCTGATCGGGTAATTTTTCTGCTGTTGCTGTTTCAGACATTTTCGGTCTCCGTGACAAGAAAGGGCGAGCCCGGATGAGCTCGCCCTCGCATTGTCGCGCCTGACTCTTGCCTACGTCAAACTTACGGGTTGCTGAATGACGTTACTGCAACGAGGCCAGCGGCGTCGATCGTATCAACGATCATCCACTGTGCATCGACCGCAGTCTCCACGAAGGCAATGATATCACCGACCCGAAGGCCCTGATCGTTGCCATCGTCGATGTAGTCGTCCGCGACCATGGTGGCGAGAACATCGCCGCCAGTGTCACGGTAAACCCACATTGCCGAGCTCCAGCCAGCGTTTGCAAGGTTTTCACCTTCACCCATTCGAGGGATGCAGACGTTCAGATTGTTAGCTGCATATGCCATTTCTGATTCTCCTCAGCTTACGCGATCAGCGTGTTGTCGATGATGTTGATAACGACGACACCGCTGTCTTGCAGCAGTTGTGAGCCCATGTAGATCGAGCAGCGAGACCAACTGTAGTCCTGCTCCTCGTCATACCCCGCCCGCGCCTCGATGTTGTCAGCATTGTAAGCATGACCAATCGAATTGCGGTGATACGCATACGCCTCACCAGTCACCGTGGTGTTGCCCGGAAGATCAGGATGCACGATCCAGTTCATTCCAAGCCACTTGTACGACTGTTGGCGATCCCGCCACGCTTGCGGCACGTTGTCGATCGGGCCGTTTTGCGTGAAATCGCGGGAAGTGAAGGATGCCAGCGTGAGCATGACGCCTTCAAAGTTCGGCGTGACCAGCATGGTGATGCGGCCGTCATACGGAACATCGGCCTGACCGAGGCGAGTTTTAGCCTCGAGGCAGAGATTCAGCGTAGGAGCGGCAGCAGCGCCAGTGTTGACGGTGCCGGTGGTTAGCTCGCCAATGATGTCTTGGTCAATCTTACGATTGATGACGGCGAGGCAGGTCATTTGCATGATCGCGCGCTGGTTGCCCTGCGAAGCGAAGATGTTGAAATCGGTCTTGCGAACGAGATCATGCCACTCGACCAGTGTTGCGACTGGCTGAGAAAGATCGTCGCCGCGTGCGGGGATTAGCCCATTCACGCCGCGCGTTTTGGCGGTCGCACCGCCAGACCCGGCTACCAGAAACGTCGCCTGATTGCCTTTGATGACAGCCTCAGTCGTTGTGCTTTCGCGCAGTAGTGACTGTTGCTGCTCAAACGCGGCGATGAATTCCTGCCGGTATTGAATTTGAAACGCTGTTTCAGCCATTTGGCTTCTCCCAGATAAGTTGAATAGGTCCGTTATTCGACTGGTCGGGTTAGCCTGACTTGCGGCTCGAGGGTTGACCTTGCGGGGCCTCGAGGGTCGGCATCAGGAGCCGGTTGTGGCGCTGGAGCCGCGAGAGCGGGTTAGCCAGCTAATGTCTTGGCGCCGAGAATGACTCAGCAATCTCAGGATGTCAACTTGAGGTACTGATCGACCCCGAGTGCTTGGTGCCGCCAGTGGTGGCTTTCCTTTTCTTGAACACCGTTCTGGCTGGCGGCTTTCGATAGCTCGCAGGATGGCGCTTGAACTTCTGGGGGCCGGCGTAAGTTGTCATCGGAGCGGTCTCGGCCACTACAATTGGCGAAGGCGTACCGGCCCAAGTGGCGTGCCACCGCCGCGCCTGCCAGGACGTCTGGCCGCGCCAGTTGGTGCCACGTTGGAACCCGGATCGCCCGGATCTATGCCGGTCAGTGCCTTGGACCCACCATCCCGAGCGGACAGTGCTGATGCTGTCCTTGCCTGCCCGAAAACCTTTTTCATCAGATTGGACATCAATAGCTCCTTGCTGTTGATACGACCGATTTCACCTTGACGGCCGCGGGTTTGCTGCTCTTTTTGCCAGCGTTCCGCATGACCGTCTTGGCGCTCCGAGTTTTCCTTGCCTTCTTACGCTTAGGCATCTATGACATCACCGGGCTGAATTGCGCGAGTGTTGTCGTCGATTACGTCACCGGGCCGAACACTCTCGACCGAGATAACCTCACCGGGTTGTAGCTGTGCCATGTCGTTCTCCTATCCCGTTTTACGGGCATCGTGGTCAATGCGAATCTGCAGCAGCTCGCGGTAACGCTCCTGCATCTTATCGTCCTTGTTGTACTTGTCGCGATCCGAGCGCATGAGATCCTCGATACCCTTGATCTCGTCATCGAGCGTCTGCTGCGCCGTGATTCCGGTTTTCGGTGCGAGCTGGTGTATCGGGTTGAGCTTGCGCGAAATACTCGCCAGTCCCTCCAGTACGCCGGGAATGTTCATAATCGCGCGGCCATCAGCATCTCGAGCGTTGAGGATCGCTTGCGCGTTCTCTTCGCCAAAGGTGGTCTCGATCAGGGCGCCGACCAAATTGATGTTGGCACGGTAGTCCGTACCCCATTCGGCCCTGAGAGTGTCCTCAGTCTCCTGATGGTGAGTGTTATCCAGATCGGCCATCGCGTCCTGCTGCTCCTCGGCAAAACCGTTGTACCACTCGATGACCTTGTGCATGACAGCCGGCTCGACGTTCATTTCGTGCATGGCGCCTGCGAATTTACCGAAGATTTCCTTGTCATCGTCACCAAGCACCAGCCCCTCGGGCAGATCCTTGAAGTAGCCCTCGGACTCGGCCGGGATGCCATTGGCCAGCCGGAAGGCTGCCAGATCCTCAGGCGTGGCGTTTTCGTCTGGCACCACTCGCAGGTTGCCGCTGGAGATCTTGCCTTGCGCTTCACGGAAGGCCTTGCCCATGTCGCCCGGCGTTGAGAATCGCTCGAGCTGCGACTTGAACTTGTCATCATCGCCAGCATAGGCGTCACGCCAGTTGGCGTTCTGCGCCGTCTGCGCTGAGTCGATCAGCGCGTCCTGGGTGTCGAAACTCTTGAGGAATTCGACGCGCTCGGGCGGCGTGTCGTCAGTGACAAATTCCTTGAACCAGTCAGGCTCAGAGGGATCAGTGATCGGGTTTGTTATCGGGTCTACGGTTGACATCGTCTATTTCTCTCGCTGCTATTTTGTCGGGGTCAGTCCTTGCGATGGCCGACTTTAGCATCCATACCAAAGTGGTTCCTATAAAACGCTTGCCCTCGGCAAACGCTGTTGCGTGCGTGTCGCCGGGGCGATAACTCTGATCGTGCGTGCCGGCTGCTCGTAAAATGAAAGGCAGTATCGCCTTTTGCTGGCGCGGTGAGGCGTTACCCTCGTACAGCGCCCGGATCGCCTGCAATTCCTTCTCGGTGTAATCAGCCCGCTCGGTCGGGTCCTTGTGCGGCAGACAGTCCTCGATAGTGTCTTGAACCGTCATGCAGCGTCGGCCTGAGCCATACTGGCCTCAGCCTGACCGACATCCCTTGCGGCCTCTGCTCCTGTTCTTGCGAGCTCGGCCTCTTCCTGAGCCTGAGCCATCTGGTTTGCCTCTTCGATCTGTGCGTTGACCTGATCCAGCGGCACCAAGTTCTTGGCCGGCAGACCGATACCCTCGAGAGCATCCCTGAGCGTGCCAGTCATATCGACGTTGTAAACGGCGGTCGGATCTATCTGCATGGCCTGAGCCAGCAGCTCGGATGTTTCCATGAACACCGAAGCATTCTTGCGCTCGATGGCGTCATGCAACGGGCTGACAAACTTGAAGTGGACCTCGCGGCCCTGCAGCTCCTCGGGCATATCCTGTATGGATCCGAATGCGCCAGCGCGCAGAAGCAAGTCAAAGGTATCTTCACAAAGTTGACCGTTGTATTCGTGCTCCATCGGCTCAAATAGTGGCAAGGCTGCCCTGACGTATTCCTCCACGCGCTGACCCACCTCGAACGCAGTCATGTCGCCCTCGGGAGGCGGCAAGGTGAGCTTGTTCAAATAAAAGGCTTCGGAGAGCATCGACATCTGGTGATCGCGAACCTCGTAGCCCAACGGCAAACCGCGGCGATCCTGATTGATCGGTCGCAGCACATCGCCCTTGCGCTCGTCGTACTCATGGTCGGCCCAGGTGATGCCGCCAGCGAACAATTGAATGTCCGAACGGACTGCGTCCTGAGTTGCAACCATCGGCGGCCGCACGCTCATCTCGCCTGCTTCCAGTAGCGTCAACGACATTGCTTGGAGCAGGCGAGCATCTGGCAGGCCTGCAATTGTCGCGGGTGAATAAGCGTACTGGCTGCCAGATACAGTCTGCCAGCGCGGCAGGGTGAAGCCTCGAGAGGTCGATCCCTGTTCGTGCATGATGTGATTATTGAGCATGTCCAGATAGACGATCATCCATGGAAAGCCCTCGCCTTGGTTCTCTTGGCCGCGGTACATATCGGTAGAGATGACGAGGCGCAGGCATTCGGTCGTTTTCAGGTTCTCGATGCCAGTGGCCCACCGGGCGATGTTCGGATGCAGCGCCTCGGCGCCAAACATCTGCGCGAGCTGCTTAATACTCGGCTTCCACTTGACGTAGATCTCACCGATTTTGCCGGTCTCGTTCTCCGACCAAGCGACGTCGCGAAGATGCCAGCAGCGGTACAGCAAATGTGGCGTGGAAAGGTTCCAGTTGATCTCCTGAGAGATGCAACACTGGCCGAAGGCGGCGAAATCCGCATCGCCTTCTGTGGTGGCCCGCACGAAGCAGCCACGCCTTGCTGGCCTGAGTGAGCAAGTCCTCTTCATGCACCGAGACCTTGAACCACTGTTTTGCGCGTGGCCTGAGCATCGCGGCTAATGACGTCGACAGCTCACGATGCACGATGATCGGATAGCTCGAATACAGGTGTTCCGCGAACTCCTCACCGATATAGCGGGTGAGCGTAAAGTCAGCGCGTTGTGGGTAGAAGTTCTCTGCGATCTCCTGCCAGAGCGTCGTCAGCGCCTTGCGCTCGTTGTACAGCGACAAGCCGCGCATTATCAGGTCAGTGGGCTTCATCCAAGTGTGTCGCGGTCGGTGAGGATGGTTTTCGCTCGAGCTGAGCGACGTTTAGCGGCCTTGCGGCGCTCGGTCCTGCGAATGTCGAGCTCGTCAGGGAGTGCCGCATCACTAAACATCTTGTTTTTTGCGGCGGTGACACCGCGAGCCACTTTGTCAGCCTTGTAGCTGCGTACTTCCCTGTTGGTGTGGAAGCCCCTGCCCAGAGATGCGTTGGAAAACTTCTGCACAGTTTTCTTGATCCCGCTCATCGGTTCCTTCTCCTTGGTCCCATATTTACAGAATGCCGTCGATTGACGTTGCCGAGCATCGTACCCGCAATTTGATCCTTTCGCCATTCGTGGATGTGTGTGACTGCTCGAGCCCCAGAACTCCATGCCTGCACCACGGCATCGCCGCGGTCTGGCGAGCGGCCCAGGAGCTTCACCACTTCCTTTTTCGACATCACCTTGATGCCGTTTGGCGTCAGCTCCCAAGTGAGAATGGTCAGGTCCGCTTTCAGCATCGGGTCGTCTGGCAGCGCGATCGGAGAGCCGCCGTCCTGTTCTGGATCCAGCGCCTCCATGAATTTCCAATACACCTCGGCCCGCTTGTTGAAGAATTTGAGATGCTTGGTTTTAGTCCTGCCCTTGGAGGAGTCCATGCCGATATGGCGCACACACTCGACGCCGTTCTCTTCGAGATGCGCGAAGGCTTCGGCGCCAGTGCGCTCGCCGCAGTCGATGACTGGCACGGCGGCATTCTTGCGATGTTTCAGGACCAGGGCGGCCAGATCCCGGCCGTGTGGTGTTTCAGAGCCCGGAACCGCGATCAGCTTCGGGTAAAAGCCATCATAGCGCGGCGCGAGTACAGCCTCATCGCGCTTGCTCGCACCATCCACGCCAATAGAGCACATCGGAACATTAAGTGGAGGTGAGCCAAAATAGTCGCTCTGCCATCTGTTTTGCGCAGCAACGACGAAGTCGGTCGGGATAAGTTGATCTGGCTCGTCGACCCGCGCGGCCATAAAATTACCGTCGCGGATAGCTGATCGTAACGGCTCCTGCAGAGAATCCAGCTTGGCAGCATATTTTCCGTCCGCAGCAAGAAAGGGATTATCGTCCAAGCGTCCCGGTATGAAAGTTCGGGACTCAGGTTTAAGCATCTTCGGCGTGCCGTCATCGTTGTTTCTCCCTGATGGAATACGAATATCCGGGCCATCGACCCAGTGATCGAACGACTTGCCGGCATCGTTCACCATGGTCACGACCCATCGAAGTTCTCCGGGCTTGGCGGGATTTTCGTAGCGGTTATCCAGCCACGGCGCGAACATCGGAATGATCCAGTCGCCTGCCGAAGTCGTTGGCGGGTTGCTGGCCAGTATCACGCGACAGCGTTGCTCATTGTCAGCAGAGCGCACCCAACCCATGAGGAAGCGAACGGCCGCTTCGCGATTCTGCACGACTTCATCAATTGCGAGGAGATCGTGAGGACGTCCCTGCCAGTGATCCTCGTCGCCGGGTTTGGCGATACCGCCGAAATCAATCACCCGTTTTTCGACCGTGGTGAGCCGCGGCTTGGAGCCGTTGTAGCCCTTGTCGGTGCCGTTGATCTCCACCGCGCGATCGGTGAGGCCCGTCAGATCGGTGTAGTGCTTGCGAATAATCAGCGTTTTCTGGTGCTCGGTATGAGCGAGGCCCAAGATCAGATCGGTTTTACCGGATCCACCGGAGCCGCCGTACAGCAAAACGTCCGCTTGGCACTTCACCGCATCCAATTGCGGCCCAGGTGTGGGGAACCACAGGCGCCCCTCGGACCTTTCTTTCACCAGCGCATCCATCTCAGCCTTCTTTTCAGGCGGCAACGCTTCGTATTTTCCGAGCAGCTCCTCGATCAGCGCACTCTCAGCAGTCATCGGATTGCCTTCATTGCTTCATTGATAGTGATAATACCGCCGTACATCGGCGCCGCCAACCGCTGACCCATGCGCCTGAGCATCTTCGCTCGCTCGTTGCGGTCCCTGCTAAACAGGCAATAGA